TTTATTTATTATATCAACTGATCCTTGAGCATCATTTGTTGCAACATCACCTGCAACAATACCTTCTTCTCTTACTAAAAATTTATCAATTTTTTTAATAATATCCATTTTTTATACTTCCTTTTAGTTCACACCTGGTATTGTATTATCAGTAGATCCAGGACTAAATGAACCGAAAATACTATCAGATGAACCTGGGCTATATGGAGAAAATTGTGGATTATGGCTAGCATCAACTGCACTATCATCACCACTAAATCTCATATCTCTATGTGATCCATTAAGTTGATTATCTGATTCTGTTTTATTATAACTATTTGATATATTACTGCTACCTTGATCTACTCCTCTAAGTACATAACCAATAGCCCAACCACCAGCAACTATACCTAATGGAGCACCTAACCAACTCATTGATGAAAGTACTGATGCTGTTTCAGATTTTGGTTGTTCCATTCTTTGACCATACCAAGTAGTCAAAGCAGCTTCAATAGTTCTACTTTCATTCATAGACATAATAGCATTAGATAAAGCAATAATACCAGCATCCTTTCCGGCTTTGTTCATCATTGTTATATTACTTTGTCTCATAGATTGACTACTTCTAACAAAAGATCTAAGAGCAGACATTTTTGCTAACTCAGATTGTCTCATTGTTTTATAATAATCTTTCATAACTTGTTGATGTGAACAACTTGCTGTAAATAAAAACATGGAAAATGCTAAAATTAATAATATACTTTTTACTTTCTTCTTCATTTCTTTTTCTCCTAAACTAATTTAATAAACTTTATTCATCACCTAACCAATATTCAGGTGGCATCATTGTATATTGTAATTCTCTTATATCCTCTGGATATATTGGTTTTTTAGTTTTTTCTAACATTTTTAAAAGATCTCTAATAATATCAGATCCTTCCTTATCTACCATTTTAATTAATTCCATTATAGCTTTAGCCTTATACATAAATAAATCAGTACTATATACTATATCTACAAGACCTTTTATAGCTTCCATTTTTACTTCATCATTTCCTAAATCATTAAGATCTAATAAATCTAAAATTACTTTTATTTTACTATCTATATTTTCAATCATTGTACTATATCCATCCCCAGTATTTTATTTGATGCAGTCAAAAACATTCGATTTTTTTGTTTTAAATTATCAATAGAGTCAAATAATTTCTTTTCATTTAAAGGTGTTTTATTACTCACATAATTACCTAATAATTCTACAGAATTATCCCAAGCGATTAACAATAAACGAGCAGGACCAAATACTCCCTTAACATCAACACCATCCAATTTTTCTTCTCTTAACAAAAACATATGAGTATCATAATTATCTTTAATATCTACAATAGTTTCATAACACTCTTCTACACTATCTGGTCTTTGAAAATCATATACATCAGGCATAGATGAACATCCTGTAAATAATAATACAAACCAAATAACAAATATTACTTTTAAGTAAACTTTTTTAAACATTATAAAACCCTCCACGCACCTTTATTACTATTTATATTATCAATCATCAATTACTAAATTTGGGTGAATTTTTTTCATTTTCTTTAAAATACTATTTTTTAATTCTTCATTATCAATTTTTATTTCTTCTCTAAATGAATCATTATCACCTTTTATTTCTTCTCTTAGTTTAGTATTTTCATCTTTAATTAAATCTATCAAATCTGTATGATCATTATAAGTAAAATATTTAACAACTATGTAAGAACCACCAGTAAGAAGAAAAAATGCAGCAATAATAGCAATAACAATTTTAAACTTTAATGATAACCATCTTAGTATTTTCAATTTTTCCTCTTGATCTTTTCTAAATTTTGATAATTCAAAACTATCCATTTTTTTAAATGCTTCCTCGTATTTACTAAAAAATTTTTCTATTCTAATTAGAATTTTTAAATTTTCTTTACAATTTTCTTTAATAGGAAACATCTCTGTAGTTGTTAAATCTCTAACAGCATCAGCCATAGCGGATGTTTGACTAGCTAAACTTTCAATATCCTCACTATTTTTTTTACTTGATTCTTTTACTTGATCAAACAACTTATAAATAAAATCACCTGGTATTAAGTTGTTTTCCATTACTTTTCTCCACTAAAATTTTGGATATCTTTTATAATAGAATCAATTTCATTGATCTTTTCTTTTCTCAAAACTATTCTAACATTTTCTTCTTCCTTCCATTTATTAAACTCATTTTCAAGATCAATATCAACTTTTGATTTTATTATATCAGACAGCATATGACTACTTTTTGACATAACTTCAATTGATTTTTTTTCTTGTGTAATATCATGGACAAAGTAATAAATTTTATTTTCTAAAATATAAGCTGAAATAATACAATAAATTTCATCTTTATCTTTACTTAAGAAAGTAACTTCTTTATTTAAATTTTGACCATTTCTATGAAGTTCATTCAAAAATTTATCTCTTAATGATAAATCTTTCCATATATTTTTATCATTAATATCTTTATCATTTAAATAATGATACTTTAAAAATTTATTAAATGATCTATTCCTATCTAAAACATTATGATCCATATCTGTAATAAAAATTATATCTCTATTAAAATTAAAAGAACATCTGAGCATTTTTTCTTTTTCTTCCAAATCTTTTAAAATATTAATCATATTTGTTTGATCATAACAAACATTTACTACATCATCACTTGGTAGTTTATAAATATAATTTGTTCTCCAAGTACCATCATCATATTGTTTTAAGTCGTCATCAAATGGATTTCCAGTCTTATAAACTTTTTTAAATAAATTATTAAAATTATATTTACTTATATATGGAAATACATCTTTTCCATATTTACCAATAACATCTTTTCTATCTAATTTTTCAAGTTTTTCAGCTGCACTATTCATATTAATAATTTTAAAATCCTTTCCGTTTTCAGTAGTATATATTATTATTGGGTCACTAGTTCCTTCCATTACCATTTTAAACCTTTTTTCTTCAGTCTTTATTTTATTTATCAATTTATATTTTTCAATAGTAAATAATATTGTTTGAATTAAAACATCACGACTAACTGGTTTTATTAAATAGCTTTGAGCTCCAGCTTTAGCAGCATCAATAGCTAAATCTGGATATCCAGATAAAATCATAATTGGACTATTAGTTGAAGATGAAATAATATTGTATAATTTTGTGCCTTTAGAATCAGGTAAAATCATATCTAAAATAATAATATCATAATTATTTAAATTTAACTTTAAAGATTCTTTTAAAGTTTTACATTCTTCAACAAAAAATTTATATTTTTCATGAAAAGAAAGTAAAATTTTTATACCATCACAACTATCATCATCATCATCAATAATTAAGACATTAATTATATTATCACTCATATTTTTCTTTCCTTTATATTTTTTTCAAAGATCCATTTGATTGAACTAATAAACCATAAAATTCTATAGGATCAATACTTTCCTCTCCTTCTATATGATGTATAGATCTTACTTTATCAATTATAGCAGGTGGTAATTTATTTTTTAATTTAAGAAAAGTTTTAACATTCTTAATATCATCATCAATTAACCTTACTCTACGATACTCACCAGTAGATAAATATTTTTTTATTATTTTTTCTTTATTACTAGACACAGTACCAGTTTTCATATTACCAGCTCTTTCTACATATATATTATCAATTGGAATACCTATTTTTCTAAAAGTATCTAAAAATGTTTCTTTATTATCAAAATCCGCTCTAGCTGTTAAAAGTATTACTCTAGATCCGCGTTTATTTATATTCTGAAACATTCTCTTAATTCTTTTAATAGTTTTTTCAATAGGAACTGATGTTTTATTAAATAAATCAGCACTTCTAAATTCTCTAAAATCAAATATTTCATCATCTTGTAGTTTGTATGTATTAAATTCTTGATTATTTAATTTTCTTTTTAATTTACCTGTCTCTTTATCTAAAACATATATTTTTGCAAAAGTTTTAAATATAGTTTCATCAATATCAATAAAAGTAATACCTTTACCATAAATAGATGATAATTCATTTATATAACTAAAAAATCTACTCATTTTTACATTTCTCCTGATTAAAATATGATTATATTTAATTATATTTATAAATAATAAATAGAATATTTAACTAACAGGAGTAAAATATGAGATTTGAAAAATACATCAACGAAGGTGTAATAAAAAACTTATTAATAAAACAATTAAAAAAATATACTGCTGATAAAGCTTTAAATTTTTTAGAAAAACAATGGCAGAAAGCTATTAAAATGATTAGAAAAAATGGATATGAAGATCAAGCATTACAAATATTAAATCAAAGTTTAAATACTAAATACAGAAGTTTAGATCAATTTAATAAACACAGTATGAAAAAAATGTTACCAGAAGAAGTACAAATTAGTAATAATCTTAATGAAGATTTTAAACATTGGTTTGATATGATAAAATCAGAGGCATTTCCTGCATTATCATTTTATCCAGCACTTACAGCATGGTTAGAATTAGGTAAATTATTTGACGGTCCCGATGCTGTTGATTGGAAAAAATTTGCAGTATATGGTATATTTTGGGCATTACTTGTATCTGGTAAATATATAAAAGAGTTTTTTAAATGGAAAAAACAAAATCCTAAAGAATATTATGCTGAAAGACCAAAGCTTGCAAAAAAACATAATATAAATGTAGAGGAGTTATAAAATGGAATTAGAAGAAAAATATATTTTAAGTACAAATTTTTCAGAACCAGTAGATCTTGATGAAAGTCTTTTTAATAAAATGATGGACTTTATAATTGAATTAGATGAAAATGAACTAACAGAAGATCAAATTACAAAAGTAGTTGATATATTAAGTGATATTGAATTTGAAGAAGATGTTAGTGAATTAAAAAGAACTAAAAGAACAAATATACAAAAAAAACAATATGCTAGAAAGTATAGAAAAGCAAATAGAAATAAAATTAAAATGAAAAAGAAAAAATTTCAAAGAAGTGCTGAAGGTAAAAAAAGAAAAAGATTAGCAAAACGAATGGCTAAATCAAAAAAGACACCAACTGGTAGACGTAAAGTAAAGTATAATAGATAAATGATAAAAAAGGTATCAGGAAAAAATATAAGTAAATACTCTCCTGTAAACTTAAAAAAATATAAAGGTAAAATACCTATTATAGTAAGAAGTTCATGGGAAAGAATGTTGTGCCAATGGATAGATCATAATTCTAATATTTTAGAATGGTCTAGTGAGTCAATAATAATACAATATTTTGATCCTGTTCAAAATAAATTAAGAAGATATTATCCAGACTTTCTTGTTAAAATAAAAAATAAGTATGGAAAAATTGAAAAATGGATAATAGAAGTTAAACCTTATCATGAAACACAGCCACCAAAATTTTCAAAAAAGAAGTCTAAAAAAACTTTATTACATCAAGAGTCAACATATATAACTAATACAGCTAAATGGAAAGCTGCTAATAATTATTGTAATAAAATGAAATGGAAATTTAAAATACTTACAGAAAAACAAATGTTTAATAAAGGATAAATTATTATGAATATATTAGAAAAGATAGATTTATTTCTAATTGATGAAGGTGTATGGAAGAAAGTAATAAGAAATAAAAAGTTAGTAAAAAAATTAATTTGTCCTTCAGGATTTAAAGCTCAAGGTGGAAAATGTGTAAAAATGAAAGCAATAGAAATGCAAAAAAGAAAAAAATCAAGTAAAATTGCTCAAAAAAAATTACATGCTAATAAAGCAAAAATGTTTAAATTAGAGAAAAAAAGAATGAAATCAATGAATAAAAGATCATCAGTTATAGGAGATCAATAATGAAATTAGAAAATAAATATTTAAAAGAATCTAAAATGTTTAAAAAAACTAAAGTTGAAATTAATGATGTATTAAAAGCTGCTGATAAATTAGTTATAGAAAATATGAATCTTGTTAGTAAATATACTGATAAATTAATGAAAGAAGCAGAAATGAAATATATTAAAAATGAAGATTCTATGAGTCCTGCAGCTGCAAGAGATATTTTCCTTTCAAGTTATACTAAATCTTTTGAAAATTATATAAATGGTATTGTAAGATCTTTAGGAAAAATTTAAAATGAGATTTGAAAATTATATAACAGAAAAAAAATGGATGAAAGGCACAATGCTTGGATTCACTATTGACCGTAACAAAATAAAAAGAATATCAGATTATGTTGAAAGTTGGTTAATTAAACACAAAATAAAATATACTAAACCTAAAGAACAACATTTTACAATAGCTCAAATTCCAAAAAATTATCCTAAAGATGAACTAGTTAGAGAATTGAATAATCTTTCAAATTTAGATATTAAATTTAAACCAAAAGACTTACAGTTATTTCAAGGTTTAAGTACACCAAATGATTATATAGTATTAGAATATAAACCAAATTTTAAATTTCTTGAATCTTTTAATAGTGTAGCATCAAAATTTGATATTAAAAAATTTGCTGGAGTAAAACCACATACATCAATTTTTATAATAGATAAAAACTCTATAGATCAAAATTTATTAAAAGATATTAAATTTAGTATGCCAAAATTACCTATCTTAAAATCAAAAGAAGTCGGTTTATGGAATAATAAATTTGAAATGGAGACAAAAATATGAAATTAGAAGAAAAATATTTGATAAACGAAAGCTGGGATGAAATAAAAAGAGAATTTATAAAAGATAAAAAAAATATGAAACTGGTCCATGAAGTAAGTAAAAAATTAAATTATGATGTATGGCAAACAGCTGCATTCGTTCTTGAATTACTTACTGATGTTAATATGCATCCAGAATCAAAAAAAATTGAAACATACTTTAATAAAGAATATAAAAATATGTAATTATGGCAATAAGAAGAATATATAAGAAAAGGTTTAGTAATGTAACTGTAAAAAGTGGATATATTTATTCTTTTAAGTATCGTGCTTGGGCAAATGATCCACGACCAACAGTAATAATGATGTATGCTTTAGAAGGTATTCATCCAAATACTGGACATCAATGGAGATTTTTTCAAGCAATTAATTTTACTTATATTCCAAGATCACAGAGAATGATGTTTGCAAGAGAATGGAAAATTATATTTGAAAGAACTAATGGTAATGTAAGACTTACATGGGAATTAGTAAAAAAAAGATATCCATTTATGCAAAATGCTGTAAGAAGATATTTTTTTAAACCTAATTATTATATAACTGGTTTAAAAGAAATACCATTTGACGATATGGAAAAATATATTATATCTACTTGGAGTAAAGACTTTTCTAAAAAAGTTAAATCTAGTTTGATAAATAAATTTAGAAATGTACTAAAACGTAGGAGAAATAGATGAACACATATCAAGAATTTTATGAAGGCGAAATAAGAACATTAAAATTATCAATAAGAGATAAAGATGGACAAAAATTTTATCCTATATCAGCATCAGCATCAGTAATTGATTCTAATAGTGTTACAGTTTCTTCTGCTGGAACTTCAGCATCAGTAATTAATAATGAAGTATTTAAATTAATAGATGGGAATACTACAAATACACCTGGCCAATATAAAATAATATGGGAATTATCTAAAGATCAACATATATATAAGCATGTTACAGAACTAAGAGTGAGTAAATTATAATGGAATATAATAATACAGAATATTTAATGTTTGAAATTGTATCCGAAGAATTGGATTTTAATAATGATACTGAATATTTAATGTTTGAACTTAGTGTCATATAAAGGGGTTAATATGAAATTTTTTGATAAATTTAGAGATAAAAGTAAAGAAGAAGAATTAATAGTAGAAAAAACTGAAGCATTTAAACCAAAAGTAAAAGAAAAATATCCACCAACAGATGCAGGCGAAGGTGCTGACATACTTGCTGCTTTAGCAATGTTTGATAATATAGGACTATCATCATTCAATTTATTTTATAATACTTATATAAATCAACACTATAAAAATAATATACATAGAATAAGATCTTATAGAGAAATGGCTGTTGCGACAGAAATTGCTGATGTTATAGAAGATGCTGCTAATGAATCAATACAAACAGATGAAGATGGAAATGTAATTCATTTGGAAATAAAAGATAAAAACTTGAATGAAAATATGATAAAAAATCTAAATAAATCTTTTAATGATTTATTCTATAAAAGACTAAACTTAGTAGATTTATTATGGGATATGTTTTTTACTTATCTAGTAGATGGAAAAGTATTTTATGAAAGAGTTATAGATACTAAACATAAAAAAAATGGAATAGTAAATCTTAAAAAATTACCAACAACTACAATGGATATAATTATTGATCCATTAACAAATAGAATTAAGGTTTTTCTTCAATATTTAAGTGAAAGACCAGGTTCGTTTGTATCTATAGAACAAGCAGAAGCAGATCCTAAAATAGTAGTTTTTTATCCTGATCAAATTGGATATATAAATTATGGTTTATTTGGTCAAACACAAATGGATATTATTGGATACCTTGAAAAGGCTAAAGTACCGTTTAATCAATTAAAATTACTTGAAACATCCGTTATTATATATAGAATAGTAAGAGCACCGGAAAGATTAGTATTTAGAATTGATACAGGTAATATGCCAAAAGATAAAGCACTTGCTTATGTTGAAAAAATTAAATCAAAAATGACAAGAAAACAAACATATGACACTAAAACTGGACAACTTACAAGTAGTCCAGAAATTATGTCAATGTTAGAAAACTATTATGTTCCACAATCTGCTGATGGTAGAGGATCAAATATTGATACTGTTGGTGGTGATTCAAAAGGATTCACAGAACTTGATGATATTTACTATTTTTCAAGAAAATTATATAGAGCTTTAAAATATCCTATATCAAGAGTAACAGCAGAACAAGAAAATAGAGGAGCAGATATTGTATTTGGTGGATCTAACGTTGGTGAAATAAGTAGAGATGAAATTAAATGGGCAAGATTTCTTGAAAGACAACAAGATAGATTTACTAAAAATCTAGAAGAAACTTTTTTAATCCATTTAGATTTTATAGGATTAAAAAAACAATATAATTTATCAAGTAGATCATTTAAAATTAGAATGAATCCACCATCAAAATATAAAGAACAAATGGAACAAAACTTTTTAGAATCAAGATACAATAATTATATGGCACTTGCTGATAGAGATGAAATATCAAGATCTTTCTTAATGAAACGATTTTTGAAATGGTCAGAAGAAGATATTGAGGAAAATGTGGCTGAGCTGGATAATGATTATAAACTTGGATTTAGAGTAAAAGAAGAAATGTAATTGAAATATTATAAATATAAATGAAAGGGGAATTATGTTATGTCAATTGATAAAAATAATATTAAAAAAGCTTTAGATCATTTTGAAAATGATGAATATGTTGAAGCAAAAGAGATTTTAAGCAAAGAAATTTCAACTTATAAAGATGAATGGCTAAAAGATAAATTAGAATTGAAAAATGATAAAGAATCATAGGAGTTAAAATGATGAAATTAATAACGGAAATTTCAAAAGAATTAGTAGTTAATGAATCTAAAAGTAAAGGCACTTTTATTACTGGTATTTTTAGTTCTGCTGAAATTGAAAACAACAATGGTAGAATATATAAAAAACAACTTTTAGAACGTGAAATTAAAAAAATTATTCCTAAAGTAGAAAAGAAATGTTTATGGGGTGAATTAGGACATCCACCAAATCCAGAAGTAAATCCTGATAAAATAGCTATTCTTACTACTATGTTAGAATGGAAAAATAATGATGTATATGGAAAATCAAAAGTACTTGATACACCTTTTGGTAATATTTTAAAAACTCTAGTGAAAGAAGGTAGAATGGGTATTAGTTCTAGAGGTCTTGGTACTGTAGGAGAAGATGGATATGTAAATGAAGATTTTAGTTTACTTGTTTATGATGCTGTAACAGATCCTTCAAATAACCCTTCATGGGTAAAAGGAATTTTTGAAGCAAAAGATTTTAATATTATTGAAGATCCAAAAGAAAGAGAAAAAGAAATTGATGAACATTTAACAATTTTGCAAAATTTTGCAAAAGCACCTAAATCAAAAATCTTTAAAGCTTTAGGTTATGATAAAAAAATTAAATAAAACTTTATATACCAATAGTTTTAATACTATTTTATATAATTCATTAATAATTATAAATAATAATAAAAAAGGAGGAAATTCCTAATGAAAGATCTTTTGAAAATGTTGGGAGTAGATAAACTTGATGAATCTCAACAAGAAAATATTAAGGATAAGATAGAAACAATTATTGATTTAAAAGTTAGTGAAAAAGTAACAGAAAAACTAACAGAAGAAAAAGAAAATCTAATTGAATCTTATGAACAAAAATTTGATGAATATAAAGATGATATTACATCAAAATTTAGTAATTTTGTTGACTCAGTAATTGATGAAGAATTAGTAATTCCTGATAAAATTATGGAATACGCAAAGAAGGGTGAACTTTATGATGATCTTATTGAACAATTTAAAGTAAGACTTTCTATTGATGAAGGACTAATTGAAGATGAAGTAAAAAGTCTTTTGAAAGAAGCAAAAGAAGAAATCATTAAAATGAAAGATGAAATGAATGATTTTGTATCTGAAAATCTTGAACTTAAAACAGATGCTCAAAAATTAGCAGCTGAATTATACTTGAGAAAGAAATCAGATGGACTAACTGAATCACAAAAAGCAAAATTATTTGCAGTATTGGAAGGTATTGTAAGTAAAGAAGAAATTGACAAGAAGTTTGATATTATCATCGAAAGTCTAAATGAGGGTGATGAAGAAGATGATAAGAAGAAGGGCGATGAAGACGAAGACGAAGATGATGATAAGAAGAAAGAAGGTAAGAAGAAAGAAGGTAAGAAAGGTGATGAAGACGAAGATGAAGATGATGAAGATGATAAAAAGAATGAAGGTAAAGGCCATGCTAGTGTAGATGGTGATAACGACCTAAATGAAAATGATTCACCTTTTGATACATACATTAAAAGTTATGTAAAAACCCTCAGAGAAAGTAAAATATAATAAAGAATTATTCTATTTAGGAGGAAAAAATGGAAATTAAAGAATTAGTAAAAAAATGGAGTGAAGTGATCAATGAAGGATCAAAGATCAGAAGTGATAAAGTAAAAAAAGCCACAGCAATTATGTTGGAAAATCAACATAAATTCTTGGAAGCAAGAATAGATGAATCAACAGCTTTTGCTGGTGATAGTTTAAATACTACTGGTGGTTATACTGGATCTGGTATGTTTCATAAAATCGCTGTACCAATGGTAAGAAGAACATTCCCAGAATTGATTGCTCACGATTTAGTAGGTGTTCAACCAATGACTGGTCCTGTTGGATTGGCTTTCGCGCTTAGATTTGTTTCAGGTCAAGCTTATGATAGTACAATTGGAACAGAATTAGGTTATAATACTATTGATAAGACTTATACTGGATCATATAATACTTCAGCCGGTGAAGTACTTGGTTCAAAATCTGGATCTGGTGTTGGTAATGATGTTGGTATTGGTCTTGGTGCTGGTACTCATATTAAAGAAGTAAATATGACAGTAGAAAAGGCTCAAGTGGAAGCACAAACTCGTAAGTTGAGAAGTCGTTGGTCACTTGAAGTAGCTCAAGATTTAAAAGCTATGCATGGTCTTGATCTTGAAGAAGAAATGATGGATATTCTATCATACGAAATTACCGCTGAAATTGATCGTGAATTGATTGATAAAATTGATGCCGTTTGTGTTGCTGGTGGTGCTAGTTATTCTTCTACATGGGATTATAACGCAGCTTCTGGTACTGGTGTTCCAGGTGGTAGATGGGAACTTGAAAGATATAGAGAACTATATCACCACTTGATCAGAAAATCAAATGCTATCGCTGTTAATACAAGACGCGGTGCAGGTAACTGGGTTGTATGTAATCCAAATGCTTGTGCAATCTTTGAAACACTTTCAGCTTTTACTATCGCACCTGTAGCCTCAGATGTAACAACAGCTAATACTGGTGTTGCAAGATTAGGCTCATTGGATGGTAGAATTGCTGTTTATCGTGATACATTTCAAACAAATGATCAATTTATTGTTGGATATAAAGGACCATCAGAATATGATACTGGTGTAATTTATTTACCATATATTCAATTGCTACCTGCAAGATCTACTTTTGAAGATTCTTTCAACTCAGCAGTTGGTCTTATGAGTCGTTATGCTATTCATGACCATCTATTTGGAAGTAAAGAATACTACCAAAGAGTAAACCTTGTAGCAATCCCAAAATAATGTAATAATCTTACATTATATCCCCAAATAAAAAAGGGAACACTTAATTGTGTTCCCTTTTTTAACGCTTTTAATATAGTACCGCCGAAAAGGGCTTTAACTTAGAAATGGCGGCCTTTATAGCCTTTTTTACTCGTTTATTATCAACAGAATAATAGGCAGATTCTAAGTGCCCAATTACCCCCTTATAATTTCACCATCTGCTGGAGGATTTGGAGCAATAAAATCTAAAGGAACGTCATTTATAAATATCATTGATGATTCATTACCCACTTCATCATATGCAGATAGACCTAGATTATAAATACCATCTTTTGTAGTCATACCTTCAAGTTGAGTAATATCATATTTTACCTTTCCATCTATTTCCGGACTTTGATTTCCAATATCCCAATATTGACTTTCTCCACTAACAGCATTTGGTGCTTCTTCCATATAAAGAAAGTATCCTTGAACATCTGGAGAGTCAGAAGGAGTATATGTCAAAAATGTTGGTTTTACAGCCATGTTTATCACCTCTTTTATTTTTATTTTATAATACTAATACCACCACCTCCTGGTGGACTTATCCATGTGAATATCCACCAAGCTTTATTTACACCATTAACCGTTGCATACATAGGATCAATAGATTCTACCCAATCACTATAACAAGGTACTAATGGTGAATTTGGATCATCTGGATCTTCATACTTACAATTATTTTTTACTGCTCTTACTTTAGGAATATAATGACCAACTCTAGATAATATTATAGTAATTTGAGTATTTGGTGTTATACCTTTTATTAAATCAACACCCATATCTCTATGATAAATTTTAAATTCATATTCATCTGGATGTGTGCAATTATCATCATTACAAGATTCTGTCCATCCAATAGTTATTTCTTTTCCTGTAAATCCTGAGTATGTAGTATATTCTAATTGTTCCCATGCAAATGAATCACGAAGAAAATATGATCCAACCATTAAAAAAATAAGAAAAAATGTAACCGCATATTTTTCAAACTTTTTATCAAAACTCTCTTTCATTTAATACTCCGTTTCTTTAATCTCTCAAGTTTGATTTATCTAACCATGAAAAATCCCAATTATCTACAGTTTCTTCGATATCCGACAAAATTCCCCAACAATCTTCTTCATAATCCTTTTCAATGAAAGTAAATGACTCATCAAAAATATTCATATTAATAACATAAATTGCCCAATATAAAGCACTTACACAATCATCAGGCTTATCTTTTCCAAAAAACTTACCTTTTTCTTCAATAAATGAAGCTAATTCTTCTACTGTATCAGAATCATATAAAAGAATACTTCCATCTTCTATAAGTTTTTTCATTAATAAGACAGCTTTTGGTTTTGTTGTTCTTGAAGCTCGTATTCCAAGATTAATACTCTTAGATCCAGTATTAACTAATCTTTCATTTTCATATTCCCACCATATTCTTTCAACAACAGCACTACCTTCACCATTATTTTCAACCATCATATATGCATTATTATAATATTTTGACAGTCTATTTAATATTTCAGAATAATTATAAACATCAGTATTATTATCCCTAAATACAGCTACTTGTTTCATTTTTACAGGTACTAAAGAATCAATTCTCATTACTTGTATAACAGAATAATTTTCACCAGTTCCTTTAGCTGGATCACATCCCATAACGTACTGTGCGTTCTCTTTTGGTTTTTCATAAATTTTTAATTTACTATTTAAATCAACTATTTTTGGTGGTTTAATACTTGATAATAATACATCTAAAGTTACTGAATTAATTAAAGTATTTGTACTTCCAAGAAATTCAACAGCAAATTCTTGTGCAAACTGTTGTTCACCTAAGTTTTCAAGTTGTTCTAAAGCCCATTCTTTATCACGACCAGGAACTGCTTGCCATGAAATCTTTGTTGGAACAAAAGTATTTTTTCCTCTTTCTGCTTGTGAATATATCCTATGGAAAATATTAAACATACCATTTGGTGTCGAAATAATAATAATTTTTGATTTTTTAGAAGAAGAAATAGTAGGATAATTAGCAGACCAAAATTCTTCAGCTTGGTGACTATTAACAAAAGCAAATTCATCACATATTAATAAGTTAACAGCTTCACCACGCATAGCATCAGGTGAAGTAGCTGAAATAATTAATCTTGATCCGTTATCAAAAGTAGTTGCTGTTTTAGCATATTCACTAACACCAGGTTTTAACCAAGATGGAAGTGTTTCATACATTCTTTTTACTCTTGAAAGAATCATTTTTGCACTTGATTCTTTATTACTAACGATACCTATAACTTTATCTTCATGAAAAATCGAATACCACAATGCATATATTCCAACAATAGTAGTTTTTCCACTTTGTCTGGAACATAGTGCAATATTAAATCTTTCCTTTTGAAACTTTTCTAATAAATCTAATTGATAATCATAAGGTTCAAATAATGTTTCACCTATATCTAAATTTATTATTTTTACATACTTTAAAAAATAAAACGGATCTTCTGAACATTTTTTTAATTCTAGTATTTGTTCTGGGTTATATTCCGACTCTTCATTCGGTCTTTTTACCCACTCATCATATCTAATAGCCATAAAATTTTACCTCTTATAATTTATTTATATAAGAGGTAAAATTCTTTTTTACTAATTTCTTTTATAATCTACAGAATAAACAAATTCTTTATCATTAATTTTTGTTTTTAACATACTTCTCCCACCCCACAAATAACTAATATGTTTCATAGTTTCTTTTGTATAATCTGGATCAAGATCAACTCCTGCCCATTTATGATGTAAAACAATTTCTTTTCTATCATATCCCTTCACAACTTCTATTGCTGGAATATGACTATGAACAAAACTGTTTACTATAATTTTTCTAGTTTCTTCTGCTTCATGATCTGTAATTATCCATCTTTCCCAATCTGGAACAGGAACTTGTTTTACATATAAATAAATGTTTAAATCTTTTACTAATTTTGCTGTTAAAAATTCTTGAATAAAAAACCAATCATTATAATTACTTAAAACAGTTTTAATTTTTTCATTACCAGCCATTGTTTTTTTATCCCAATTTTCTAATTCTACAGCATTAGTACAATTTTTATAATCTTCACCAAATTTTCCTGTATTCCATCTATCTTCAATATCTTCCCATATACTACATCCAACTAGATAAGGATTTAAAGAATAAGGATTTGTTGCTTTCACTAATGAATTTGCATAATTAAACTGTGCATGTTCACTATCATTAAGAAATCCTCTTTTAAAAAGTTCTTTCATTACTTTTTGATGAATAAATGTTGCGAATCCTTCATTAGCATATTTTGATTTAATTGATGGCCAATAATATCTACCTTCATCTCTAAGAGTTTCAAGTATATCTTTTTGCCAATCATCTAAAATTACAGAATTATCAACTAAAAACCTTAAAATATCTTCAGTAGGTTCAACAGGTTTTTTTAGTCTTAAAGTTCTCATTAACAATTGATTTTTTAAACCAACATCAATTTCCTTTTTATTATCATCTATAGTTAATATATCACGAAATTCAGAATGAATCTCAGGTTCTTTTACTAACAATTTTTGTTTATAAATTCTTTCAATTTTTTGATCTTCAGTTTCATTATCAAAAGGACTTGAATGAAATTGAATTGCATGTCCAGCATCAATAGTTTTTTCAACTTCTTCAATTCCATAGATTTTTTCATATTTTGAAAATCTATTACTAGCAGATGACATTACTTCCAATATATCTCTACGAGAATTTTGAAATAATCTATTATGGTAAAAAAAAGCAGCGTGTCCACATACATGAGCCATTACCAAACACTGAACAGCTAAAGTATTAGATTTCATTAAATACGACCTAACAGGATCAGTATTTAAAACAACTTCATATGGCAATCCTGCATCCATATTATCATAAATAGTTTTTTGTCTTTCATAATCACGACCATATTTCCAATTAGAAATATTAGTAGGAATACGATAAGCCATAATTTCCATCATTTTAACATCTGGAATAATATCCCATTCAATATCATAATATTCAAAACCCATTTCTTCTTTAACAATTTTATGAATTTCTTCTTCAATTTTGATAAGTCTTTTTAGTTCAGATCTATTCATATTTTATTTCCCCTTCTTTTCAAAAAGAAAGTGTTTTAGTGTTGGATAAATATGCTCTTTATTTTTAATTAAACTCGCTAAAAAATGATGTTTTTCATCTTTATAAAAGAAAGTATCTTTTTGTTTAATTTCTTTAAAATTCCATTTTTCATAACTAACAATATGTTTTAAAAGTGATGTATATAATTCTTCACCTTGAAGATTAATTTGACAATATCCTAGCATATTAATTTTTCTTTCAATCATTTTATCAATAGTAGTCACTGTTTTTTTAGGATCGAAATCTTCACCATCAGAAACATAAACACAATAAACATTCCAATCACTTACAGGATATTGAGTATCAATAATATAATTAGCCTTTTCAAATGCAGAAGAACAAAATGTTCCACCATAAGAACTTTCATTAAAAAATCTTTCTTCATCTGTTATTTCAGCTTCAGTTGTATGTCTAATAAATACAATCTCAACATTATCATATACTTTTTTCAAAAATTCCATCATCCAAAATAACATTGATCTAGCAAGATATTTTTTATCTCTTGTCATTGATCCAGATACATCCATCATTGCTATTACCACAGCATTTGAATGAAATTCAACATCTTGCTCTATTTGTTTATATCTTAAATCTTCATCACTAATAAAAATACCTGGATCATTTGAAGGTTCTAATGTGCCATTATTAATTATTTCAATGGCTTCATTAATATCACCAATAGCTTGAATTAATGCTTTATTAGCATCATCTTCTGAACACCCAGTTTCATTCATAATTTCATATGAAAAAGCAACATTTCTTTTAATTGATTCTAACATAGTACGTTTTTTATGTATCATTGGTACTATACCAGTTTTAGAAATGGTTTCAAATTTCCATCCTTTAGGAATTGCTTTTTCTTTTTTAGTTTTTTCTTCAATCCATGGCAATCCTAAATCATTAAACATAATTTTTATAATATAATCAATGTCAACTTCTGTTTCCATATAGTATTCACCATTTTTATCACCAGCACCTTTACTATCATCTTTACCTTCTTTTTGATGAATAATATCACCGGGTTTCCCATCACCCTGCCCAACACCACCACTATTACCTTTACCACTAGGATTACCATATCTAAATTTATAATCTTTTAATCCACGAATAGGAATTTTAACTTTTCTACCACGTTTTGTTGTTATGATTGATTCTTCTGAAATAACATCTTTCACACTTTTTCGAATTGACTCTTCAACTTTCTTTTGATGTCTCTCAATATCTTTTTTTCCTTTTTCAGAAAAATCCCAATCATCATGATATACAACAGTCATAAATGACTCCTTTTATTTTTTAGTGTTCTCAATATGTTTTATTATAACATATATCTTTCAAAATGTAAATACCCCCATAAACATACATATTATATATTCATGGGGGTATATTTATTAAATTCTATCAGTTATGAAATTTATTCGCGTCTTAAAATTTCACCAACAATACTTAAAATTACATTAGCACAATGTTCACAGTGCCCCCTATCAATAAGCCTTTTTAGTGCTCTATTTCTAGAACGTTTTGACTTTTTATCAGTTCGTGTTGTATCTGAAAGTGACAAACTAACAACATTTCTCAAGTCACCCATCAACTTTTTCTGAATGGCTTCTCTCAAAGGATCATAATCCATAAAAGAAAACTCTCTACCACTTTCTTGAACATCTGCTTTATAAACAAATATCTGATTACGAAATTCTTTTTTAGAATTTTCAGGAACACCGATTTTTTCTTCAATAGACCTCATAAGTTTTTCATCTGGAGTTGAATACTCACCAGTAATAGTATCCATAATCCTTTCATTCTTACAATATGCTTTTACATTAATCATATATCTATTGAATAGTTCATTTGCTTGTTCATCATAAGCATGTAAGAAAGCCATATTAACTTCTTTCTTTGCCCATTCTTTAAATTCAGATGTAATAGAATCTTTATCACCAAGAAGAAGATTACTAAAAGATTTAATTTCATCTTCATCCAGGCTCATTTGATGTCCAAATTTATTTCTCAAACATCTAATTACATCAATAGGATTAATACACTTTTTATTAGTTTTAGAACCAAAACCAACATCCAATGCATCAATAACAAATCTTGGTGAAATACCTGTCATTCCTTCTTCGAGTCTTTTTCCTTCTTCTCTAAGAGCCTTTACATCAATATCAGTCTTTTTAAACTCTTGACTAACTTCACCATTATAAAGTTTCATTTTTTCTACCAAATTTGAAACTTTACTAGATTTTTTCAATCTAGAAAGAACAGCAAATTGAGCAGCGACTTCTAATGCTCTTGGAGCAATATGAAAATCATTAAAGTCAGATTCAGCAATCATTTTCTTATAAATTTTTACTTCATCATCAACTTTCAAATTCCAAGGAACTTTAACTGGATACATTCTATCATGAAGTGCTTCATTTTTCTTGTCACTTTTAAAAGAATCAAATTCAGTTTGATTAGTATGAGAAAGAATCAAAGCATCAATATACATTTGTGGAAAACCAGGTGCCTTAATTCTTTGTTCTTGTGTTGCTGTAAGAAGTACATAGTGAAATTTTACATCTGCTTTCAAAATTTCAATATACTCAATAACACCACCGTTAGCTACTTGTAGTTCACCATTAAATTCATATGCTCTAGGATCTGTTTCACCATAACGAGCAACTTTAGCCATATTAACACGACCAATAAGCTCTGTGATATCCTGAGATTTTGGATCACTTGGTTGAAAAGTACCAATTCCAACTCTTCTTTGTTCAGAAAATACCACTTGCTCTACTGGAACAATTTCCCACTTTACATGACCGTCTTCATTAGTATAATTTTCATCAATCATACGTTGACAAGCAGGACACAATTCACCTTCAATTTTAACACCTAAAGCATCAGACCAATATTCCCTATCCAATTCAGGTATCAAATGAAGTGGTTCTTCATGAAGTGGACATCCTTTAATACAGTACTTAGGAGTATCATCCATTTCTAATCCTTTTTTAATAAGGGAAGCAATAGTTGATTTACCCGAACTTACAGGACCAACCATTAACAATACTCTTTTTCCTGTCTCAGTTTTATGAGATGCGGCTTTCAAAAACCTCATCAAGTCATGAATAGGCTCCAAAGTACCAAAAATATTACCATCGAAAAAATTATATTTTACTAAATCTTCATATCCTTTAATTTTATCAACTTCTGGTACTTCACTAACACCTTTTTTCATAATCATATTGTAAATACGTCCAGATGCAAATTGTGCTACTTCTGGGTGTTCTTTTACAATATTCAAATAATCCAATACATTACCGTCCCATTTAATTGGATTTTTTCTTTCCCTCTGTTTCAAAATAATATCACGAAAATCTTGATTAATCATGAAATTTCCTTTCTTCTCAATTTTTACCATATTATACATCATCCCCAACAATATGTAAATGTTTTTTTTATTTATTATTCTTCAAGCTGATGTGGTGTTTCTCCGCTTTTTATAAATTTCAATAAATCTTCTCTGCTTGATACAATAATATTTTGATTAACAACACCACTGCCACTTCGTCGTACAACTTTTTTTTCTTTTACAACAACTTCTCTTTCTTTTAATTTTATCATTTTATCCTTTAGTTGTAAACCCTCTTTTTGTAATGCATCATTAGATAGTTCTTTAGCTGATGCAGTAATTCCATTAATTAAATCACTTGCTACTTCAACTAACCGAGCTGTGATGTTTCCTCTTGATAACTCATTATGTACTATATCAAGTATTTCATTTGCTCGATTTATATTATCTTTAATAATTTCAATAGGATCATCTTCATCTTTTCGTTGAATCAGTCCAGTCCTATTATCAATAGATGGTAAATTAAATTCATTATCTAAATTTTCCATATTTAACTCAGGCATTTTTACACTCCTTATAAATAATACTAGAAAAATCTTAACATATTTTATCTAATAAGTAAATACTATTATATTATTATTTATAAATAGTAATTAAAAGGGAATGGAATTATGCTTACAAAAAGAGAACTTGCAGAAAAAATTATAAGAAGGTTTGGATATCCAGTAGTAAAAGTTGAATTAGAGTGGGAACATATTTATGATGCTATTGATTATGCCAGAGATAAATGGTTAAAATGGTCTTCTGGTCAATCAACTAATGATAATATTTACTTTACTATGTTATTATCCGCTGGACAAAATTTATATGATTTACCTGTGGGTGTAAGAGAAGTAATAACATATACTTCTGATAGTGGTGGATGGGGAAGTGTAAATACATTATTTACCCTTGATAATTATCTTTATAATTCTGGTCTTTATGATGGTATTTTAGGAATGACAAGATATGGTGGAGCTGGTGCATATGGTGCTCAAAGTATATATAATGGATATAATTTAATAACATACCATATAACTTTAGATTTTCTTGAAACACTTAAAAGGTATTCACCAGAAAAATATGATTGGAGATATCACAGATTTACTAATCAATTAGAAATACATCCAACACCACCTTCTGGTAATTTTTTTAATGTTTATGATACAGATGGAACAATAGTAGAAGTTGACTCACCTGGATATGCATTAATTAGAGCATCTATGGTTGAAGGAAGTACTTATATACCTAATTGGAAAGAAGGTGATAGTGATGAATATTTTTATGGATCACAATGGATATTAGATTATGCGGAAGCTATGGCAAAAGTAACACTGGGTAGAATACGAAGAAAATTTGAAAACTTTTCTTCCATAGGTAATACTGGTATAGCTTTAGATGGAGCTGATTTAATACAGGAAGGTCGTGAAGATATGGAAAAACTATATGAACAATTAAAAGAAGAAGAATCATATGTCGGTGGGGAAATACTTATAGGATAATTATGAGACTAGTACAATTTATAAATGAAGATATAAATTTAGATAGAATAAAAAAACAATGTAAATATTATATTGATTTAGTAAAAAAAAGTAATTGTAATAATAAATTTCTTTATAAAGGTATGAATAAACAACATGATTTTGATATAATAAAAACAAGAAAAAACAGAAATCCTTTAAATATGCCTTTAAAATTACATACTTATTTAGACTATTTATTTAAGAAAAAATTTGGTGTAAAATTAAGAAGTGAAACAATATTTGTAACTAGTGATGTTGTATGGTCTGGTAATTATGGATTTCGAAATATTATAATTCCTATAGGTAAATTTGATTATTATTGGAACCCACATATGGATGATCTTTATGAAGATCTTCCATTTTTTACATCAGATAGTAATATAGAAAAAAATCTTGATAAATATAAAGAAGAAATTATTGAAATTGTAGATGGATATAAAAAAAATAAAGCTTTCAAAGTAATGAAAGATGTTTTTGATGGTGAAGTAATGATTGATTGTAAATCATATTATGCTACTACATCAGAAGATTCAGAATATTTAAATCAATTATTTGAATAGGATACATAATGACAAAGATAAGTGAATTAATAAAACCAACATGGGAACTTTACCAAATAAATGATAATGTTGAGCATGATTTATTTGAAAATTATATAGTAGAGTTTACTGATATATCAGGAATTAAAATTAATTACTTTATTCTTGATGAAAATAAAGTAATTTTAGATACTCTTTATGGTGAAGCCCAAAAACAAAATGAATCATATCTTGGTCCTTTTGAATCAAAAACAGTATATGATGTCACAGAAGAAACAACACTTACAAATAGTTTTGGAATAAATTCAGAAGATATAATACAATATCTTTCTATACCTAAATTTACTTTTTCAAGAGATATTAGTGCTTCATATGAACCTAAACCTGGTGATGTGATACAAACATTATGGAATGAAAGAAATTATGAAATTGTTGATGTTCATGAAGAATCAAGAATATTTCAATTAAAGAAAATGGCATGGGAATTTCTAGTAAAACCTTTTAGATTTAGTTCTGATACTGAATCAGCAAAATCAATTTTAAAAGATCCAGATAGTACAATGTCAAATCCATTATCTGCTTATGGTAATAATGAATGGTTAGAAGATGAAAGTGAAAAAATTCATGACTATTCAGATACAGATAAATCAGTATATGGTTATTAAGGGAAAATAATGAAAGAATACTATTACTTACAAGGATTAAGAAAAACTATAATACAATTTTTAGATACTTTAAATGATATTCAAATTGCTAGATATAATGAAAATGGTAATTTTACTCAATATTATAAAGTACCTGTAAAATTTGGTACTAAAAGAAAAATATGGTATTGGTTAGAGGAAAGAAAAGACGATCAAATGCATCCAATCATTTCAGTTCAAATGACTGGTCTTGATTATGATACAAATAGATTAACAAATAAAATGTTTAAAATAATAAAAACTAGAAGTATAAGTGCTGGTGATATTTCAAGATTTTTAAATCCATCACCATATAATATTAATTTTAGCGTAAGTATTTGGGCTTTAAATATGGCTGATATTGATCAAATTATTGAGCAAATACTTCCTTTTTATAATCCATATATTTTTATTAAAATTAAAATACCTGAATTAGATGCAGATCTTGATTTAAAAGTAATGTTTAATAGTGTATCACCGGATGTTTCTAACGATATACCAGATGATGATTATAGGAATATTATATATAATATGGAATTTACTGTTCATGGTTATTTATTTAGACCTATTTCAGACGGTAAAATTATCAAACAAATTATTACTAAGTTTTATGCTGATCAAGAAGCTTGGGCTCATATGGGAACAGAATCAACATATACTTCTGGTGCATCTGGACATGAAGCTGAATCAAGCTTTATAAAAGGTATAGAACCTTGGTATGATGAAGAAGGAGAAAAACTATATAAATATTATATATTCCCAAATACTAATAAAACTTAAAGTTGTTTAGGAGAATAAATGAGAATAAAGAAATACTTATTAAATGAAAAAATATTTAATATGTCTGCTATTGTTGGTAATAAAAAAATTACAAAACCAGTAGTTGCAAAAAATGATAATGATGCAATAAAACAATTCGAAGATTTTTTAAAAATTCAAATTAAATATAAACACATAAAAAATGGAAAAATAGAAAATGTTAAAATAAATTAAAGGAGTTTAAAAATATGTTGCAAAACAAAAAAATTTGTATACTATCTCACTTTGGAAGTTTTCAAGATAGTTATGCGTTACATATTGGATGGTTAGAAAGAGCAAAGATTTTAGAGTACTACAATATAGATTTTGATTTTTTAGTAAATGATAAATGTAATACTGATGTATATCCACATCAAAGAAATGTATTAAAAAATGTTTCAAAAATGTCAACATTTAAAAAACGAGTTGAATTTTTTGAAAGAGAATATATTGAATTATTAAGTGATTATGATATAATACTTACTTGTGATCTTGTATATCAAAGAGGTGGAAATTTCCTACCACAAAATCAAGCAATGAGAAATGTTTCAAAACATTTAAAAGCTCATTGGTTCCACTGGATACATTCAGCATGGACAAATCCTAATCCTAATGAAAAATACCCTGATTCTTTAAGAAATCAAATGCCACCAAGATCAACACTTGTTTATATGAATGAATCTGAAAAAGATGGTATAGCAAAAATGTATAATACAAGTATTAATAATGTTAAATGTGTGTGGAATCCTAAAGATATTAGATCATTTAAAGATTTTCATCCTTTAGCTTGGGAAGTAACAAAAAAATTAGATATACCAAATAAAGATATAGTACAAATATTTCCACACTGCGCAACAAGAATGAATGCTAAAGGTATTGATTCTATTATTAAAATTTTTGCATCATTAAAAGATAAAGGACAAAAAGTTGCTTTAGTTTTAGCAAATGGTAATGCCAGTAGAGTACAAGGTGATATAAAAAAGAAAAAGAAATATATGGAAGATTTAGGTCTAGTTAGTGGTGAAGATTTTTTATTTACACATGAAATAACACAATTAAGACCATTTCCTAGAAAAGCTGTTGCTGATATTTTTAGTATATCAAATTTATTTATTTTTGCATCATATAGAGAAGTGTCACCAAATGTATTACTTGAAGCTAAAATATCAGATAACTTATTAGTATTAAATAAAAGATTAAAATGTGTTCAAGAATTTGGTGGTGAAAATGCTATATATTTTGAATCATCATTTAAAACACCTGGAATTAGAGATGGTGAACCTGGTGATATGCAAGTAGTAAAATATAATAATGAAAAAAAGTATTTTTATAATCTTGCAAATGCAATAATAAAAACAGTTAAAAACAAAAAACACATCTGGAAATTTTCTTATGAAAATATATGGAAAAATCAATTATATCCACTACTAAATTCAGCTAAAACATATGAAGTAGAAGAATATAAAAAAGAAATTAAATCATCACCTATTGATATAAGTATTTATGATGATAAAAAATGGAATGGTGTAAGAAAAGAAATTCGATGGTTTATTGATTATTTAAAACCAATAAGGTATTTAGAAATAGGATTAGGTGATGGAAGAAATTTTAATAATGCACCAATAAAAGAAAAAGTATGTATATCACCTAAAGGATGTGTAAAAAATCCAGACAGAATGTATCATGGCAACTCTGATGATATATTTGAATCACTTGGTGAAGATCCATTTGACTTAATTTTTATTGATGGTTTCCATAATTATAAACAAGTAGTAAAAGATTTAAATAATAGTTTAGAATATTTAAAACCAAACGGTGTTATACTAATTCATGACGTTAATCCATTAGATAAACCAGATTTTGTATCTGGTGATAAACAAAAAGGTGGAAAACCTTGGTGTGGTGATGTATGGAAAATAATACCACATATAAAGTATAAAAGAACAGATTTGGATTTTGTTAATATAGAAGAATTTCCTGGTCTTACTGTAGTTTGGAAAAGAAAAAATAAAAGAAAAATAATAATTAAAGATGAAAAAATGTTTAGTGATTATAGATATCCATGTGTTCACTTAACAATAGATTATGCAAGAAAGCATAAAAAACTATTTGACTTTTTACCATTTGAAGATGCCATAAAAAAATTCATTGATAAAAGAAATAATAGTATTGAAAATGCCGGTTTGATTTCTATATATAATTTTCCAATGGCTGATAAACTTATAATTGATCTTGCTAAAAGAGTTGATTATCTTTCAATCAGATTAGATCCAAATGGTGATAAGTTACTATTTAAATCATGTATTGAAAAAGTAAAAAAAGAATGTGAACTAAATATAATTGAATCAAAATTAATATGGAATAGATGGAATTGGAGAGAAGAACTTATAAGAAGTTTAGATAATATAAAACCTAAAAATGTTTTATTTTTAGATGAAGATGAAACATATAGCGATGAATTTAACGAAGATTTTGAGAATTTTCAAAGAACAAATTTAAAATACATGGCATTTGATTATGAAATGATAACTGAAAATAGTACAAAAGTAGATAAGTATCCTAAAGCAAGACATTGTAAAGTTTTTAAATGGATGGAAGGAATTACTTATCAACCATATAAAGGATATGCAATTCCAACATTTCCAATTAACCCCCAACCAGATTATCATATTGGTGGATATAGATGTAAGTCAAAAATTAAACATTACTGTTTTTATACAGATATTTTAAGAAAAAATAAAAAATTACATAAATAAATATAGAAATGAGTTTAAATACTACTATAAATAAAACAACACCATCAAATTTTTATTTAACACTACCGCTTATTCCAGGCCAACGTGATATTGAAAATAATAATGAACTAATTTTAAACATATATTCAACAGTACTACCTGGAATATCATTAGATGTACAACTATCAAATTGGCAAGGTGCTCATGTTCCATTTGCAGCTGGATCATCAACATTTGAAAATTGGCAGTTTACTTTTGTTGTTGATGAAAATTTTTTAAACTGGAAAATTTTATATAATTGGATATTAATTATAAATAATAATAAGGATAAATTTATAGATAAGTTTACAAATTATGTAGTTGATAGTACACTTAATGTTTTAGACAATTTTGAGAAAAGTATATTCTCATTAAAAATTATAAATATGTGGCCAACTGATTTAAGCCCAGTTGAACTTTCATACAGAGAAGGTGAAAGTATTTTAGAATGTAACGCAACATTTGCATATATGTATTATGAATTATAAAATAAAATAATATATGGAATGAAGGCTTTCATATATTAATAAAGGAGAATAAATTATGGGTTTTTATCTTTCACCTTTGGTTGATGTTAATGAGATCGACCTTAGTACAACGATACCAGCCGTTGCTACAAATATAGCTGTAACGGTATTAAGAAGAACATGGAAAGGACCAGAACTAAAAACACAATTCATTGGTAATGTTGATGAATTAATTCAAGTATTTGGTCAACCTACTAGTGGATCTTATAAAGATATACTTTCCGCTACTGGTTATTTAGCACATGGTGATAAACTTTATTGTACAAGAGCTTGTCCACCAAGTGCCACTTTCGCTGGTGTATATACTACAGCAGCTACAGGAATGACAGTAACACAATATACACAAAGTAATGCTTATAAGCTTACAGATTTGTCTACTCAAAATCCGGATGAAATTGGTGAAGATACAGTATTTTTTGATCCAGGCCGTCCAGAAGTATCTGATAATATGGTTATTATTGGTAATTCAAGAGGTGATTGGGGTAATTATACTAAGATTTGTATGTGTGGTAAAGACGTTTATGATAAAGTAACCGCCGGATCATTAGCAGCTTCAGCAATTGGAATTTCATCTGAAATGTATGATGATATTGCTGGTGTTGATAAACCATTTGATCCAGGCGCAGGAGAAGGATTAAGAGATTTCTTAATCATAGTAAAATCAGCAGATCAAAGTGATATAAATGCATCATTAATTCCTTATAATCTAAGAGAAGTTTGGTTAGTTTCAACAGATGAAGGAAAAATTGATGATACAGGAAAAAACTTATTTGCTGAAGGTGTTATTAATAATGAATCACAATATATAAGAATAGTATTAAAAGAAACACTTAAAAATACTAATGTCAATACCATGTATACTACAGACTATACATTACTTGGTGGTGGTTTACTTGGACCTTTTTATACTGGTGAAGAAGATCAAGCAGTAATTAGTAATCTTGACTTATTTGCTAATGCAGAAGAAATTGATGTTAATCTTTTTATTGACTCTGATAAATCAGATACAGTAAAATCTTACATGATTACTATCTGTGAAGATAGAATGGATGCAATGGCAGTTCTTGACTGTAAAAGTGATGATGTTATTAATAAAGCTACACAAGAAACTGATTTACTAAGAACATATAGACGAGTAACATTTAATCCAAATACTTCATATGCTGCTATTTATGGTAACTGGTTAGAAGTATATGATAAATGGGCTGCTAAATATAGATGGATTCCATCTTCTGGTCATGTTGCCGGTATATATGCTTATACTGATGAAACAACTGATCCTTGGTTTGCACCTGCTGGTTTAAATAGAGCTGGTATTAATAATGTTAGAAGACTAGCTTGGAACCCAAAAAGAAGTCATAGAGACATTCTTTATAAAAATGGTATTAATCCTATAGTAGCATTTTCAGGACAAGGAAAAGTCGTTTGGGGTCAAAAAACATTATTAGATAAATCTTCAGCATTTAACAGAGTAAATGTGAGAAGATTATTCATGGTTCTTGAAAAGGCAATATCAACAGCCGCTAGATATTTCTTATTTGAACCTAATGATGAAATTACCAGACTACTTCTTATAAATATGATTGAGCCTTACTTGAGAGATGTAAAATCAAGAAGGGGTATTTATGACTTCGCAGTAGTTTGTGACTCAAGAAATAATACACCTGAAAGAATTGATAGAAATGAATTATGGTGTGATATTTATATCAAACCAGTAAGATCAGCAGAATTTATTGTACTTAACTTTATAGCTACAAAAACAAGTGCGGTATTCTCTGAATTAATCGCATCAAGAACTGCTGAAATTTAATATAAATAAATATATAAAATAGTGAAATAAACCTGTGTTTTTTATATAATGAAAACAAGGAGAAAATAAAATGGCCGATTTTGATATTAATGGTTATATTGGATATTTTAAAGGTGGTGCTCGTTCTAACCTATTTTACTTTAAACCAATGTTTCCTGCCGCAGCTGGACTTGATATGTCAAAACAAGGTAAGTTTTTAGTTAGAACTACTAATACACCAGACTCAACTTTAGAACAAATCATAACTTCATGGCAAGGATTTGACTATAAGATGGGTGGTAAACATACTTTTAATGATATAACAGTAACATTTAATGTTGATTTAAATGCAAAAATAAGACAAGCATATGAACAATGGATTGAACTTATTCATAATCCTTTTGATAATTACTATGCTCTACCATCAGAATATATGCAAGATCAATACATGCAAATGCTTGATTATCAAGGAAATATTATTCTTGAATTTAAAATTTATCAAGCTTTTCCAACTACTCTTGGTCCTATTTCACTTGACTATGCTACTGTTGATGTTGCTCAATTTGATGTTACATTTACTTATCAATATCATACAACAGCTCAAGTTGGAACCGCTGTATAATTAAAAATAAAGGAGTGATTATAATATGTCACAATTTGTTCAATTTGAAGATAATAATTTTCAAGAAACAGAAGAATCAAAAAAAGTAGAAAAAACTAAAAGTATTGATTTTAAACAATATTTAAATGTATTTGAATTTGAAACAGTTTTACCTGGAACTGGTGAATCAGTTAAATATAAACCTATAATAGTTAGTCAATTAAAAAAATTATTAACATTTGAAAATGAGAGTAATCAATCAAAAATTGAAAATTTATTAGATGAATTAATATCTGAATGTGTTATTAGTGATAATTTTAATATTAATAATTTATACTTACAAGATAGATTTTTTATAATTATAAAATTAAGAGAAAAAACAAAAGGTAGTATATATGATTTTACTTTAACCTGTCCAAAATGTAAAGGACAATCAATTATTAATGTTGATTTATCTAAGTTAAAAGTAAATAAAAGAAAAAATGATATTGAAAAAAAGATAAAATTAAATGATAATATATCTATAGAATTGGATTATATAAAAAGAAGTGATTATAAAGAGTCTCTAGACTTTATATCTAAAAAGAAATATAAGTCAAAATCAATTAATGAAATTGATAATTTAATGGCTATGCATGCATCAAGTATTAAAAAAATCATTACACCTGATGGGAATTTAGATAATCCAAATATAGAAAATAAAATCTACTTTATAGAAAACATACCAGCTTATTTTTATGATAAAATAAGAGAATGGCATGAAGAAAATGATTTTGGTATTGATTTTTCAACAAAAGTAAAATGTATTCATTGTGATGAATATGAGGAAGAATTAAATATTCCTTTATCCAATTTTTTTTTATAATTAAATTGTTTACGAACTATGATTTAAAAAGCTTAACTGAAAGTCAATACTACTTATCGAAACATTCAAATATAAGTTTGACAGAATCATCATTACTTGCTGTATTTGAGTTTGATATTTTTGTAAATATGTTATTGAAAGATATTGAAAGAGAAATAGAAAAAACATCCTATACATAAAAATTCTCACTTAGTATATATTTTTATACTAATGGATTCTTAAAAAGGAGTCTGAAGGTTTTTTAGACTCCTTTTTTTCGTTTAGAAGGATTAAAAATATGCCTATAGAACAAAAAATACCATCAAAAATTGAAGAAAATATTATTAATATTATAGATGAATTAAGATCTGAAAATAAAGAAAGCGTGAATATTCAAAAAGAAAACGTGAAAGAAAGTGTAAAAGCTAGTGAAGAAAATGTAAATATTCAAAAAGAAAGTATAAGTGTTCAAAAAGAAAGTAATTCATCATTACAAAAAATTTCAGATTTAACATCGAAAATAATAGAAAATAATAAATCTGGTGATTTTGATACATCTTCAAAATTAATAAAAGAAGCTGCTATAATATTTAAAGAAACATCTGGTGCTGAACAATATTTAAATTTTGTTGAATCTTTAATAGAAGAAAGTGCTAATGCTAATAAAAAATTTATAGATGATAATAGACAAAATATTATAGAGGGGAATAATTATAATGAAGAAATAGCTAATAGAATAGATAAAAGTTTTAAATTAGCTGATTCTTTAAGAAATACATACTTAAAAGTATGGAATGCTGAATCCGTTGGATATTTAAAAGATATGGCAAATACAGTTCAAGGATCTATTTCATCACATTTAAGTGATATATTAGGTCCGGTTCAAGAATTAATTGACGTAAGTAAAAGATTACTTCTATCTTCTTTTAAATTTATTAAATCTATTGGTAAAGATTTTTTTTCATTACTTGGTTTTGGTAAAGATGATGATGAAACTAGTTCAGAAAAGAAAAGAAATAATTTACTTACTAAAATTAAAGATTCAATGAACTCCATGTCAAATTCATTTAAAAAAATGATTGGAATAGAAAAAGCTAGAGATAAAGCTGATGCAAGAAAAATACCAGAAAAGAAACCAGAAGGTATATGGAAATTGCTTTTAATAGCTGGTGCTTTATTGGCTGGTATATTGTTTAAATATGCAAAAGATCTAACGAAAGCTCTAAGTTTTATATTAACACCATTTAAATGGTTTGGTAAAGTTCTCAAAAAAAGTTTAAATATGTTTAAAGAAGGTGGTGTATTTGAAAAATTTGGTAATATATTTAAATCTATATTTGGTAAAGAAGGAAAAATAGCAAAATTTTTTAAATCTATATTTGAAAGTTTTAAAAAAACAAAAATAGGTAAAGTTATTACTTTTGCTTTTGAAAAAATAGGTAGTTTTTTTAAATCAATTTTTAAACCATTAATGAATTTTAAAGGTGGTCCTATAATGAAATTATTAGGAAAATGGTTTGGTAAAGGAATGATTATTGGTAAAATACTTTTACCATTTGAAATGGCATATAAAGCAATAAAAGGAATTTTTAATGCTGAAGGAATTAGAGATAAAATACTTGCTGGTGCTGCTGGTATTCTTGATCCTATTTTAAAAATACCAGAAATGATTGGTAATGGAATACTTTGGTTATCAAGAAAAATATTTGGAAAAGATTTTCTTAAAGGAGTTAAATTAGATTTTGGTGCTGATAAAATTATCAGTGTTGTAAATTCTATTACTGAAACATTAGGAAATTTTATTGATCCTATATTTAATTTTTTTACTGAAACATTACCTAATCTTTTTGATGGTATATCACTTTGGTTTGAGAAAAAAGTTGATAAAATTAAATTTAAAATTAATCCTTTTAATTTTGGTAAAGACTATGAAGAAGAAAGACAAGGAAATAGAGTAGATAAAAATACTGGTGCATTACTACATAATGCCGGTGAAAGTCAAGATGATTTTGAAAAAAGATTAAAGAAATGGAGAAAGGAACAAACACCAATACAAATAGATAAAAAAATCATAAATATAGATGATATGGAAAATAGAAAAGTTGAAGTAGCAAAAAATGCTTATAATATCAAACAACAACAAATTCAAGATCAAAATAAAAAAGCGGATGAATTATTAAAATCAAATAAAGAAATATCACAACAAAATCAAAATACTATACAAACAATAATGACTAATAATATTATTAGTCAAAATAAACAAGATCCAAAAGAAATACCAGCTCAAAATGAAAACGCAATACTATCATTAGTTTCAACAGGAGCATTAATGTAAATGATACAAAACCCATCTATAGGAAGATATGCAGATCCAAGTTTTGATGCTACTTGGGTAATTATAACACCAATGAAACTACACCATCAAACTACTGGTAATAGAGGTGGAGGTTTTGCTATTACTGGTAGAGAAGAAGAAATAAAATTAATGGCGCCACCTAATTTACAAGAAAATATTACTCATCAATGGTCTGAATATCAAACTATGGCATCAAGAATATTATCAAAAGTTGCTGGATTTGATGATTTAACTGCTAATATTAGAGCACTTGGTGGTGTAGCTAAAGAATGGGATAAAATTTTAGATACAGCTAAAAATGCTAGAGGAGTATCCAATACAATTAGATCATCAATAAATGCAATAGGTAATGCTGCTCAAGGTGTTCAAATTCCGCATAATAAAATTGATAACCCTTTAGTATATGAAACATCCCCACATAGAAATATAACAATTAATTTTTCACTTGCAACACAATCTAGACCAATAGGTAAAGATATATATGATATTACATTTAAATTTATTAACTATTCATCACCAGATTTAAAACCAGGTGATATTGAAGTAGATTTACCTTATATATTTTCAATAAGAACAGAACCATCTGGAATAATTAATTATCCGGTTTGTGCTCTTACTTCAGTTCAACCAGACTATAAAGCACCTTATGTTGATGGATATCCAATGACTATTGATCTAACACTTACCTTTGAAGATCTCCAACCTATTTTTAGAACCTTCCTTAATAAATCATACAAATCAAAAGTCACAGTTATTAAATCCAGATAATTTTAGTTTACATTTTTTCTTTTATATGTTATAATAGATAAAATTGAAAATTTAACATGGAAAGGAAAAATGATTAATAAAAACGAATTATTAGACCGACTAGAGTTTTTGACTTCAGAAATGGACATTCCAATCTTTAGAACTAGAAGTGTTGTATGGTTAAATAGAAATATTCATTTCAGAAACCAAGATCATCCAAATTTTAAAGAAGCCAGAGAAATTCTTAATATTCTTATGAAAATGGGGGTGAGAAATTAATTGAAAAATGAACCAATAAAACAAGAAAAAATAAATATATTATTTTACAAAGATCTTACTATAGAAAATGATAGATCTACTGTTGCTTTTAAAACTGAAGAAATATCTTATATGGTTTTAAAGCCTTGGAAAAATAATAAACAACTTTTATATTTTTATTTAAAAAGTAATGGAAAAGTAGATATACCATTAGTTATAAATGGTGATGTAAAAATAGAAGAACTAATTGAAATGTTTATGCACGAATAAGAAAGGAATAAAATGATTTTAGGATTTTTTTTAATTTGGTGGCACATAGGATTTACTATGGGATTATATACTATTAATGGTGGTGGTGAATCTCTTAACGGATTTTGGGAAATCACCACTCTTTTAGTCATTTCACTCCTTGGTCCTTTTACATCTTTGGTTACTTAAATGGAATTAGAAAAAGTAAAATATAATTTAAAAAAAGGAACTGATTATTATTATATAGTTCCAAAAAATGAAAAACAGAGTAAAGAAATTCAAAAATTTCTTCTTAGTAATGGTTTTCAATGGCGGGGGAATGAAAAATGGATTCCAAGTAGAATTATAAAAAGATATAAAATATATTTTAATATGCAGTTTTTTATAATGTACGACTCATTTGTACCAAAATATACTGTTGATGCATTAAATTTAGATTTTAAAGTATTAAAATCTGGACTATTAAAAAATAAGAATAAAGAGTTTATTAATGATTTATTCAAAGAAATAATATGAAATATATTATTAAAATAATGAAGTTAATTTTACACTTACCTTATAATATAATAAGAGTGAATTTTTTAGATTATGATTAATGAAATAAAAAAAGAATTAAAAAATACATGGTCATTATTTTATTATGTAGAAGTTCATAATCAAAAAGAATCATTTAGACTCCAAACATATTTATTTGAAAATGAATTTCAATGGACTGGAGATAATAATCCTAGTTTTAATACTTTATCAAAAATAAATTATTATATATTACATGATGTTAGAGGAATTTTTACAATACAGTATTTAATAGGAGAATTAAAAGAAGAACTTTTACGTCCATATACTGTTAAATTTATAGATTTTTCTGATTTGTTTTTAGAAAAGAAATTTTTAAATAGTCTTTTTGATGGAATTATATAGATATGATTAATGAAATAAAAAAAGAATTAAAAAAAAATAATAATAATAGTTGTAGATATTCATATTATATAAAGGTTAAAGGTAATGAAATATTTCGATGCCAAGACTTTCTTATAAAAAATGGTTTTTTATGGAACTCTGGATGTGATAATCTTGATGTACAAAATATTCCTATAAAGTATTATCGAATATATTATCAAAATAGATTTAGAATACTATATAGTGATACAGAAGATATTGATTTTACATTACCATATGATAGTATAGTTGACTTTAAAGATTTAATAAAAGTTAATTTTAAACCTAAAAATTTTATTGATAATCTATTTGAAAGCATAAAAATATGAATAATATAGAATATATTAAAGATATAATGTTAAAAAATCATAATATAACATATTATATTAATATAACTAAATTATCAATGAATGATAAAAGACGAGTACAGGATGTTTTTTTTAATAATGATATTTATTGGGCATCAGATAATTCTTGCCAGGGGAAAAAATATTTAAACTTAAAAAATTCAAACTATTATTGGATTTCTTGGAGTCAAATAAAAGGAAGATTTCAAATTTTTTGTTCTTTTAGTAAAATTTTTAGTTTTAGTGAAATAGTAAGACCATTAATTTTTAATGATCTTATGAATGATAATGGAATAAATTTTATTGATGATTTGTTTGAAAGTATAAAATTATGAAAATTATGAATATTAATGAAATTAAAAGAAGTTTAAAAAATGGAAAGTTTAAAAGATGTTTAATAAATGTATATGATGTTTATGAATATAAAGTTAATTGTCAAGATTTTCTTCTTGAAAATGGTTTTCGATGGCCTGATGATAAGCGTTTAAATAAAAGAGAAATGTATAAAATTTTTTATTATAGTTTAGTATGTAGAAATAATGATTTTATCATGTTTTTTTCCAGCTCAGCTTCTTTTGTTACTGATCATTATCCTAAACATGATATTAAATATTACTATATTGATTATACTGATCTTATAAGAGATGATTTTCAAGATATAATTTCTCTTTTTGATGAGATAAAAAGCTGCTTAGGAAGTATGATAAGGATGATTTTTATTTATCTTATTATATTAAGGTAGCTATCAAAGAAAAAATCTTCAACGGATATTTTTTGAAAATGGTTTTCTTTGGAATAGTCTTGAAAAAGTGGAGTCTGAATTTACTTACTATTGGATTAATAGTAAGAATACTAAATACTACTATTTTTTTATTAATAGTATTAAACGATTTTCTATTGTTGCTTCAAAGAAGTTAATTTTTGATTCTTTTGAAATTCCTAGAGAATTTTTCTACAATGATATATTAGTAAATGATATATTAGTAAATGATTTCCAAGATATTATTTCAATTTTTGATAATATTGTGTAACTTATCCCCATTAACTCCCCTATCTTTATACTTATCCAGATTCCATTTAAAGTATTCCCATTTATCCCCACATTTAATAATAAATACTCCTAAACATACAAAAGGTCCAGAAATTCCACTAATTAAAATAATAATACAATCTTTAATATTAATATCAATGTGTCTACTACTATTTTCTAAATGTTTAAATCCTAACCATACACCTGTAGTAATCCATACTATCATAATAATTAATAATGCATTTATAGATACAAACATTTCATTACCTACTTTTTCTTAAATTCAGCCATACAATCTTTACATACAGTATTTCGATATACTTTTCCTTTAATTTCCACTGATTTAATGTCAAATTGTAAAAGGGGTAAAATTCTTCTACATTCTTTACACCTTCTTAATCCTTCATCAAATAATATTCTGTTTTCAGCATTAATACTATTACATGATCTACAAATAGTATACCATCTATTTTTATCTTTTTTACCAAACCACTTTAATTCTTTTATTTTACCACACTCTTTACATCTTCTTTTCCCAGATTTCATGAGTATTTTATTTTCTTTAATATTAGAAATTTTTGATAATTTATCATTAACCAGTGGTGATTTATTATTAACAACACTCATATTTTTTTCTGCTCCTTTATATACTATTTAGTAATGTAATCTAAAAATACACCTAAAAAAAGTATTCCTGTACTAAAAGGTGTATTTTCCCGGCAAAAAAATTTTGAAATCTGTTAAATAGGTGGGTTTTTGGAAATATACTACTTAATACTATTATTTTGCTGCTCTATATAATAAGGTATAAAAATTTTCCGGCAAAAAATTAAAATATATGTGAATCTGTAAAAAATTCCTGATGAATAGGAGTTTAATCACACGGCAAAAAATTTTAAATCTGGGAAAATCTATGAAAAACTGATGAATGTGGGGATTTAAGAGGATCTATCCCCACCCACCTGACCACCCTTTTCTACTTCACCTACCAATATTTCGCTCCTATAAAATACTTCTCAAATACTTTCAATTTTCATAATTTTTGGATTTTTACTAGTTTTGTCTCCGGCGGGGGCAAAAACCTTACCTTTTGGACCCTAAAACAGTGAAAACCCGTAATTTACTTCCTTTTTGGTAAAAACTGATAAAAACCTTACACTTTATGGATAATGGGTGATGAAAATTAATGAAAATGAGGCGAAAATTGACTTTTGTTGATATAAAAGGATCGAGTTAGGTTTTGGCCCCAGGCGAGCATCAAGATCAGTGGACTTAGGGCTGGATTTTTTGTGGTCTGAAAAATGGGTAGTAAATGATACGATGAAAAAAGATAGTAAAATGGTATAAGTGAGTTCTGGGGCTAGAAGTGAAGTCGGGCAGTGTCTGGG